TTGAACGCTTGTTTGTTTGTTTTATTAAAACCATAATAGTGCAATAATTGCAGCATGTCAATAAGAAAATGAAAAAAAAATAGAAAAAAAGAAAGGGCTTGATTTTGTGGGGTTTTGTTGTCATACATACACAAAAGGGAGGATTTTATGGATGATGATGATAAAAAGCCGACGAAAAGCAAAAAGAAAAAGCTAACACCTAAGCAAGAGAAGTTTGCCAGAAACGTTGCTAAAGGAATGAAACAGGTTGACGCTTACCGTGATGCATATGATGCAAAAACAAGCAGCAAAAATTCTCAGAGAGTGCAAGCTTTTGAAGTCGCCAGAAACTCTAACGTATCCGATATGATTGCAGATCTGAAGGCAAGAGCAGAGCAAGGCGTTGTTTGGACTCGTGAGATGGCCATGACGGCACTGTTGGACACCTACAAGCTAGCTAGGGACCAAAACCATGCACAAGGTGCCACAGGGGCTTTAAAAGAGCTTAACGCGATGTATGGCTATAATGAAGCAACAAAGATCAATATCGGTGGGCAGAAAGACAACCCGATCATTGTTGCCCCTGATGAAAGGGATCTTTGATGCTTATTGCGTGGACGGATAAGCAGAAAAAGGCTTTAAAGCTGTTAGGAAGCGATGCTAAGCATGTCATGCTCTATGGTGGTTCACGTTCTGGTAAGACGTTTCTCTTGACGCATACGGTCTTTCTTAGGGCTTTGAAGTATCCGAACACGCGACACGCGATCATTAGACAGACCCAGACAGCAGCAAGGCGGTCCTTATGGCTTGGCACTGTGCAGGATGTGATAGCCAGTCGCTATGCTGGTGTTGCTCTTAAGGTGAACAAAACAGAGATGACTGTCACCTTTCCCAACGGTTCTATGATTGAGATTATGGGCGTTGACGAAGGCGCAAAGGAAAAGATGTTGGGAAATGAATACACCACCATCTATTTTAATGAATGCAGCGAGATGATGTTTAGCACTGTGTCTTTCATGTATTCACGGCTGAGCCAAAAGAGCGCGGCGAAGAACAAGTTTTTCTATGACCAGAACCCGCCGCATATCTCTCACTGGTCTTTCCCGATGTTTGTGCAGGGAACAAACTACTACAGCAAAGAGAAGCACGCTAACCCTGCCGATTATGTATCGCTTGTGCTAAATCCTGCCGATAATGTGCAGAACATATCCAGTGATTATATCCAGCAACTTATGGAGAACATGAATGAGCAGCAAAAACAACGGTTTATATTTGGCCAGTTTGCAAGTGATCCTGACGAGAAGACGGTGTTCACCAACTGGACTATCAAGGCCTTTGATACTGATGTGGATGCTGTCTTTCAGTTTGGGTGCGATTGGGGCTTTAGTACAGATCCCACAGTTTTGATACGTTGTTACCTAAAAGAGCGCACGCTATATATAGATCATGAGTTAGTCTTGAGGCAATGCGACATCATAGACCTTCCCAAGATGTTCTTAAGCATACCAGAGAGCCAGCGATATGTGATTGTTGCGGATTGCGCACGCCCTGAGACAATATCGCACATGAAAAAGCATGGATACCCTAAGATGATGCCAAGTCTTAAGGGGTGGAACAGTGTAGAGGAAGGGATAAACTTCCTGAAAGGGTACAGGATTGTGGTGCATCCACGGTGCGAAGAGACGATTAACGAACTATCTTTCTTTAGCTATGCCACGGATAAAGACAGCGGGAAGGTGTTGCCAGAGCTTGCAAAGAATCAATCGGATCACTGCATTGATGCGCTACGGTATGCGTGTGAGGGCTTTAAGAACCTAAGACGTGAAGAGCCTAGGCCTTTAAGGCTTGTGGATACGTTTGGAAACTGGAGCGCAGGTTAAATCATGTCCAGCAACAACAGTAAGACCAGCAATTCGTCTTCTTCCTTGATGACAAAGTTTAAGTAAATCTTTAAAAGTATCTCTAAGGCTTTTGTTTCTTTTAAGAGTGATGGCCTGTCTATCTTGGCAATGTCTTGGGGTTTTTTGATTGAGACGTTAAACAGGGCTGAAAGTTGTTTTAGGTCTTGTTTGATCTTCTTTTTAGGTATTTGCTTTGTGATGATTTGTGTGACAATGGTGTCGATGTGGACTTTGTGTTTCTTTTGGTGTGCAGGAATGTATACGTATCCACCGCCGCCTAACAATTCCACGTCTTGCGTGGTGGTGTTGGGTGTCCAGTAGTTGCCTGCCCAGTATGTTTTAGCCCAGTATCGGTTAGACCACATTTTTGTTTGACTTTAAGGTTTTTTTAACTATAGCCTATAAACAAAATAAAGGAAAAACTTTGTGAAAGACGAAGATTTAGTCCAGAAAATTAAGGATAAGTTTGACAGAGATCAAGGCTATTGGTCATCAATATATGATGAAGCCAAGCGTGATATGATGTTTTTGTCTGGTGAACCGGATGCGCAGTGGGTTGGTCTTAAGAAGCCTATAGGCACAGCGCTTACCATTGACAGGCTTTCATCTGTGGTGAATCAGATTGCGAATGATATACGCATGAACACGCCGGCGATTAAGGTGATTCCGGGGGACCGTGAATCTAGCGAGGATGTGGCGGAAATCTTATCGGGATTGATAAAGAACATTGAATACGAATCCATGGCGGATTCTGTGTATGATTCTGCTGCGTTGTCGTCTGTACGTTGTGGCATTGGCTTTATGCGCATTGAGACGGAATATGAAGATGATACGTCTTTTAATCAAAAGATATGCATAAAGAGGGTAGCCAACCCGCTGAGTGTTTATATTGATTGCACGTCTGTTGAGGCAGATGGTTCGGATATGAAGCATGCAACAATCTTACAAGAGATATTGGTTTCAGATTTTAAAGAGGATTATCCTAATTTTGATCCTTCATCATTTAAGGAAGGCGGCATAGAGCGGCAGTATAAAGACGAAGATAGTATTTTTATTGCCGAGCATTTTTATGTTGAGAATAAAAAAGAAGAGCTTGTATCGCCGGATGATGAAACGATGCGCCGTCCTGTTGTTAGGAAGGTGATTCACAGGGTGTTGGTGTCTGGCAAGGATATTTTAGAAAAGACAACGTTTCCAGGGGATTATATTCCTGTTGTTCCTGTATTTGGGGAAGAGTATTGGGTTGAGGGCAAGCGGTATTTGGCAAGTGCCATTCGTCGGGCAAAGGACCCGCAAAGGATGTATAACTACTGGCGTTCTGTTGAAATATCGTTGCTTATGAAACAGCAAATTGCCCCTACTATGGTAGCTGAGGGTCAAATTGCTGGCTTTGAAGACGAATGGAAAAACCCAAATTCTTTAGTTGTGCAATACAAGCTTTTGGATGAGACCGGAAATACTTATCCCTCACCGCAAAGATTGCCGCCGCCTCAGATACCTTCTGGCATTGTTAATGCTGCCTTAACGATGGCAGAGGACATTAAGGCCACAACGGGTATCTTTGATGCGTCTTTGGGGAATAAATCTAACGAGACCAGCGGTATTGCGATTCAGAGACGGCAGCAAGAAGGTGACACGGCCACGTTTCACTTTGCGGATAACCTAACGAAAGCAATATCTTACGCAGGAAGGGTGATTGTGTCGGCCATTCCTAAAATTTACGACACGGCCCGTATTTTGAACGTTATGGACCTTGAGGGGAACGTTAAGAAGGTTGGGGTTAATGGTGAGATAACGGAAGACCAGCAAGAGGATGTTGACCTGACAAGGGGACGTTACACCGTGAAGGTGACAACGGGTCCATCCTTTACGACAAAGCGGCAAGAGTCGGCGGAGTTTTTTGGAAAGATTGCGCAATCTCAGCCTGAGATGATGCAGATTGTTGGTGATTTGGTGTTTAAATACATGGATTTACCAGGTGCGGAAGCTTTATCGGAAAGAATTAAAAAGACCATGGACCCGAGGCTTTTAGACGAAGAAAACGATCCCATGGCGGCGCAATATCAACAGCAGATGGAAGCCATGCAGCAGCAGCTACAAGCGGCAGCGCAACAGATGCAAGCCATGCAACAGCAGCTTGATAACAAGCAAGCTGACACGCAGATAAAGGTTCAGAGTGAACAAAACAAAGTTGAAATTGAAAGTGCAAAATTGACGTTGCAGCAGTCTGAAATGGAAACAGATGCTCAGTTAAAGCAGCAAGAACTTGAGATAAAGTTTAAAGAACTTGAGATTAAAGAACAGGAATTGATGATCCGTTTGGAAGAATTGCGGATGCAGAAAGAATTAAAAGAACTTGAGATTATGACGAATAACTTTAATGCCCAAAACCAAGAAGATAATTCTGGTGAGATGGAAAAAGAGGATGAAGGTGATAATGGATCAAGGGATTTAGAGCTTGCTCTTTTGCAGGGTAACAGTGCCGCAATTCAGGGAATAACCAACCTGATGCAGAGCAAAAAGAACATCACGATCAACAGAGATGCCAACGGATTGATGGAATCCCTGACCGTTATGTAAAAGTGTATTGAAATTTTAAAAAAGGTGCTGTATGAATGAAGAAAATGTCGTTGTAAATGAAGAGGAAGTTTCCTCTGATGTTGCAACAGATGAAGGCCAGATTGAAGAAAGTAAGGTTGAGAGTCCCGAGGTTCAGGAAGAAATTGCCGAGCCTGAGGATGATACGCCCTTTCCTAAGAAGGCTGTAAACGCTATTTCGAGGCGTGAAAAGAAGATCGAAAAACTGCGTGCGGAAAACGAGCAGCTTAAGGCTCAGTTGCAGCAGGTGCCCTCTAAAGAACAGGTTTCACAGGTAAAAGAACCTGAGGTTTCAAAATCTGACTCTGCTCCTAATCCTGATGATTATGAGACTTGGGATCAGTATCTTGAGGCTAAGGTTGAGCATAATGTGAAAACGGCTTTAGAGAAAAGAACATCGCAAGAAAAACAATCTGAGGCTTCTCGGAAAGAGCAAGAATACTTTAGCCAGAGAATTAAAGACTTTGGTGCGAGTGTTGACAAGCATTCTGAAAGGATTTCTGATTTTGAGGTTATTGGTGATCGTATTGAAAAAGACGTTTTGCCTAATCTATCTGCGGATGTTCAAAAGGCCATTTTGGAATCAGAGGATGGGGCTTTGGCTCTTTACACTTTGATGAAGGAAGGTCGCATTGAGGATTTAGAGGACATGGACGGGCGGGAAGCCTTGAGATTTCTTGCTAAAGCTGAGGTGCGAGGCCAAAAATTTATTGAAAATTCAAGAAAAGTTTCTGCTGCTCCTAAGCCTATTCAGGCGGTTAAGGGCACGGGAACTTTTAAAAAAGACGTTGCTGACATGACCCCTGATGAGATCAGGAAAAAATATAACCTTAGATAAAGGAAAAACTGATGCCTAATACAATTAACACAAATAAATCGGCTCCTGGTCGGATTGCCAAAGTGGCAGCGACCATGTTTTCTGATGATATGCAGTTTGTAAGGACTATTGCGCGGGAAGATTCGGTAGATTTTGCCCCGCAAGCTGGTGGTTACAAGCCTGGTGACACGATTTTTATCAATAAGCCTCCTCGGTTTACGACAGGAACGAACAGAGATATTACCTCTGGTGGTATCCAGGACATTACGGAAGAAAAGGTTGCAATGACGTTAAATCAGTCGTTTACGGCGGCTGTATCTTTGACATCGAATGAGTTTGCAACAGATATGGCGTTTGATTCGTTTGCCGTGCGTGTTTTAAAGCCTTTGGTGTCTCAAATGGCGCAGAGGATTGAGTCAACGTTTATTCAGTTGGCGTGTCAATCTACGGCTAACGTTATTGGTACTCCTGGTTCAACCGTGTTTAACACCTTGACCATGATGCAAGCTAACCAGCGTATGTCTGAGTTGCTGGCAACAGGCAGTGAAAACGAGTGGATTGCTTTGTTGTCTCCTGGTGCTAAAACCTCTGCTGTGGATGCAAGAAAAGGTTTGTTTCAGTCTTCTGAGGAAATCTCTAAGCAATACAAACGTGGTGTGATGGGTCAGGCGGATGGTTTTACTTACTTAAGTAACAACCTGATGTATACCCACACAACGGGTACGGGAACGCAAACAGATGGTTCGGTTACCACAACGGCGGCATTAACCAACGGTGCTTCAACCATTGCTGTGACGGGTTTAACGGGCTCTGGGACAATCACTGCTGGTACTGTGTTTACGGTGGCAGGTGCGTTTGCGGTTCACCCTATTACCAAAGCAACCTTGCCGTTTTTGCAGCCTTTTGTTGTAACGACAACGGCAACGGCGTCTTCTGGTGCGGCCACGCTTTCTGTTTCCCCAACCATTTACAGTTCTACGGGTGTTGGATTGCAGAACGTTTCTGCTTTGCCAAGTTCTGGCGCGGCTGTGGTGTTTTTAACGGGTAAGACTACAAGTACGAACTTTCAAAACTCTTTGACGTATTGTAAGGATGCGTTTCGTTTTGCGTCTGTGCCTTTGATTTTGCCAGGTGGTATGGACAAGGCGGCGCAAGAGACTGTGGATGGTTTGACCATTCGTGTCTTGGCGGATCACGACATTAAAACCGATCAATACATCCTCAGAATAGACTTTTTGGGTGGGTTTGTTCCTGTTCGTCCTGAGTGGGCAGTAAGGGTAACGGCGTAACGCATGGGGGGATGGGAAACTGTCCCCCTTTTTAATCATTTGAGAGGTTTTTATGAGTTCAGGAATTATTGGTGGCAATATCTTTGCCATGTGTGCGGTTAGTGTAAACATTAACCCAGCATCTGTGGCTGCCGCCACAACAGCAGAACAATCATTTACGGTCCCTGGTGTTTTGCTTGGGGACATTGTATTTGTGGTGCCTCCTTCCACGCTAAACGCTGGTTTGGGTATCACAGGTGCACGTGCAACTGGGGTAGACACTGTGGTTATTCGTTTTGGAAATACCACAGCGGGTGCGCTTGATGCTCCTGCTGCAGATTACACGTTTTTTGTGGTTCGTCCTGAAAATTTGGCGGGTCGTGTAACAACGGGGTAATGTATGGCAACGGCGCGTGATCTTATCACAAGGGCGTTAAAAGCATGTAGGGTTCTTGCCCCTGGTGAGAATCCTAGTGCTTCTGAGGCAGCCGATGCCTTGATGATTTTAAATATGATGCTGTCCAGCTGGAGCACAGATAACTTAAACGTTTTTGCTCAAACTTTAGAAAGTTTTTCGCTTGTTAGCAATGTTTCGTCCTACACGATTGGTGCAGGACAAACGTTTAATACGGTTAAGCCTATCGCCATACAGACAATGTATGTAAGAACCGGATCAGTGGATTACACCGTTAAAGAAATCAGCGATCGTGATTATGCTAACGAAATATCAATGAAATCAATCGTTGGTGTTCCGTATTGTTATAATTTTAACAATGATTATCCTTCTTCTGTGATTAAGTTTTACCCTGTTCCCGATCAGAATTATCAGTTGTTTATTCTGTCTGAAAAGGCTTTAACGTCCATTGCGTCTTTAGACACGGTGATTTCGTTCCCTGAGGGCTGGGAGTTAGCCATTGCGTATAATTTGGCTGTGATGTTGTTTCCTGAGTACCAGCAAGCGGTTGACCCTGCCATTGTGAAGATTGCGGATGATGCCAAAATGGGGATTCGTCGGGCAATCAATCGGAATCGCAAGTTTGTGTTTGGCGATGATGAGGATTTTAGACAAACAGATAATATCTACGCTGGGTGGTTTCGATGAAAACGGGTCTTGTTGGTCCGTCATATTCTGAAAGAAGCTTGTCTTTCGACGCTCAAAGAACAATCAATTTTTATCCTGAATTGAATCAATCTGGCAAAGAAATTTCAGCTTTGTATGGCACCCCTGGGCTTTCTGTCTTTTGCGATACGGGATTAAGCAAAAGCAGGGGATTGTTTGCTTCATACAATGGTAGGGTTTTTTATGTTGCTGGGTCTGTTTTGTATGAAATTTCTTCTTTGGGTGTTGCAACGGTTTTGGGAACGTTGGCATCATCTTTGGGTTTGGTGTCGTTTGCTGAGAATCCCACGCAGTTGATGCTTGTGGATGGGACAAATGGCTACATCTTTACGTATTCGAGCAATACGTTTGTTCAGATTTCAGATTTAGATTTTCCTGTTGCGAACAATGTCACGTTTTTGGATAGCTATTTTATTGTCAATTCTTCTGGCACGACTCAGTTTTTTGTTAGTGCGGTTAATGACGGAACGGTGTGGTCTGCTTTAGATTTTGCATCGGCGGAATCGTCACCAGACAAGATTTTAAAGGTGATTGCCGTTAATGGGGAATTGTGGCTCTTAGGGGAAAGAACAACAGAGGTTTGGTCTAACACGGGCGATCCTTTGTTTCCTTTTCAGAGGGCATCTGGTGGTAAAATTGATATTGGTATTTTTGCCCCAGAAACGGCTGTTTCAAGTGCTTTTGGGGTTATTTTTGTCTCTCGGAATGCGCAAGGTGATGGCATTGTTTATCAAATGAACAATCTTTCTCCCAAAAGGATTAGTAACCCCTTCATAGAGCGTCAGATTCACAAGTTAATGAATCCAAGCCTTATGTCTGCGTATATGTATCAAGAGGACGGACACACGTTTTATGTGCTTACAGGCGGTGATTTAGAAACAAGCCTTGTTTATGACCTTACAACGGATCAGTGGCACGAAAGAGCGTATTCTAGCCCTGTAACGGGCTTATTTGAGCAGCATTTAGGGGTTTTTGGGATTACTGGATTCAACAAAACTCTTGTGGCGCACAAAGACTACGGAAAAATCTATGATATGTCCTTAGAATATACCATGGATGACACGTTTGAATTGATTGGAGAGCGTGTTTTTAGGCACCTTAACGAAGAAAACAAACCTTTTTCGGCGGATAGTTTAGAGATTGCCTTTGAGGCGGGTGTAGGCACGCAAACGGGCCAAGGATTAAATCCAAGAATGCTTTTGTATGTCAGCAAAGACGATGGCCGCACGTGGTTTGGTCCTTTGGAAGGTTTTATGGGAAAAGTCGGTGAATACAAAAAGCGTGTGATATTTAGACGGCTGGGAACAGCATCCACATTCACGTTTCGCGTGAGGATTGCGGACCCTGTCAAGCGGTGTTTGATTGGGGGGTATCTTAACGCATGAGTGGTGTTGTTCCTCAGCCTCCGATTCGTGAAATGCTTGTGGATGGCTCGGGCCATGCCTCGTTACCATGGCGGGACTATTTTAACAAAGACTGGAGGGGTGACTCAGGCACACCATGGACCCCTGTTTGGACAAACTTTAGCCATTCCATGACGGTCACAGCAAAATTCTATAGAATT